ACTTGCTTAATTAAATACGAATCATCCGCATAGACCTTTGGATTTTTATTCAATTCCTGGTAGACAATAAAAGGTGGTTCAGCATTATCAGTTACATAAAGTGCATAATGAACATTACCTGGTATGACTTCGTTAAGGAGTCCATAAACGTATGTTAATCTTTCTTTAGTTCCCACGTATAATCCTCCTGATATCATCCAGCATTTTAGGTGTAAAGTAGTCAAATGCAGGTCTCATGAACGGTCTTGGTGCTACATACTTTCCATTCTTATGTTGAAACCCATATTCAATCAAGTGAACCAATCTACCCTTTTCTTTTGCATGGATAACAATTGTTTTAGTATGACCTTCACCAATATCGGTCTTTATAAACTCATCTGCCATTGCACCTTTTCTACCACTTCTTGGTGTGTTAGAAATGACATACTCTAATATCAATGTTGCCGTTTCATCAAGTTTTTGTTCAAGTTCTTTTTTAACTGATTCTGCATATTCAGATATTTCATGATTAATTTCATCAACAAAGTCATTAAGCGTAGCCATTTATATCACTCACCTTAATTTTTGTTTCCACCAAGTAGAGTTCTAAAAACTGTCCTTGTAGATATGTTCGTTCAATTTGATATATCAAGTCATCAATGATTGCGTACTTGCTGCCGTCATACAAAAAGCTTTGAATCTTAAGTGCCATGTCTACTTTATATTCGTTCTTTTTACTTTCATAGTACTCTTTAGAAGTTACTGACTTTGAAATGCCAATGACTTCTTTTTTAGAAATGAAACCATAACCTTGATTGCCTATCTCATCTTTAACTAATGCGATCTTTAATAAAGTCAGTCGAATATTAGGACTACTCGGAAACATGATAATCACCACTTGATAATGCTAATTGATTCAAGAGCATATCAAAACTCTTCGGTAAATCTTTAACAGAACCATCTGCTTTAAACCCAAAGAAGGTCTTGCAGTAAATAACCACTAGCGAATGAGCTAACGGATGGTTCTCTACAACTGCTGGTTTAACCCCTGTAGATACGAGAAAGTTTTTACATGCACTGATATGATTATTTAATTCATCATCAGCATAGGTTTCACTAATTGGAATCAATAGTGATTTTTTTATTGTTTCAAGTAGTCCCATATTCTAACCTCTATTCTATCGGTACTTAGGCTTTCTTTTTAACTCTTAAGAAGCCTTTATAACCTACAACGTTACCGCCTGTAAATACGGACGCCTTGTAGCAAATGATGCCATCTTTAAACTTGTAATCATTAGACTTGCTAATCTCAACAGGTGAGAAAACAGGCACTTCATAATTGAGTAAGGATCCATATGCAAGACCATATTCTCCAGCTGCAGTGTTTGTATCTGATATAGCCTTACAATGAGAATTAATGATATATGGAATACCATCAATCGTATTGTTGATGTAGTCAATCGTGTGGACTTTTCTACCTTCTGCAGTACGTAAGCCAGCAAATGCTCTTAAATCATTCTTGTTAAGGATTAAGTATGCTCCACCTTCGACTTCTTCATCACCACCATAAGCAAAGATGATATCATCTAAAGTTGAGTCTGTAATTGAGGTGATTTCTAAATCAGCAGTATCAGATAGAGCGATTGCCTTATCACTAAAGATTCCTGTGAATGTATTGGATGTACCTGGACCTCTTAGGATTTGTTCACTAATCTTCTTTTTAAGGGATAGATTAATGTTCTTTAAGACCTCAGCTTGATATGGTAAGTTAGGTAGTTTTTCTAACTCTTCAGTGATTTCTGTATAAGCAGTCACTTTAACCTTAGTGATTGTTAAATAACCATACTCAGGTTCTGTTTCTGAATAAGGCTCACCCTCTCCAGTTAAACCAGCAATACCGCTACCTTTGACAAATGACTTCTTGTAGGTTTCCCCACCATTTAAGTTCACAACTTTTACTTTATCTACTAATGCAGATACTTGTGCAAATGGATGTGGTGCAATACCATCTGCAATGTGTTCAGGTAATAGAATCTCTTCACTTGAAACTTGAATGACTCTGCTTTCCCTTAAGTTCTTACCACGAGTTTCTAATTGATCTTTATCCACTGGATTCGATCTTTCAATAACGACTGGATTGATTTTCGTTTTATTTTGAATAGCGAGCTTTCTTTCGATTGTATCTTTCTCTTTATTCAATTCATCAACTTCAGCTTCTAATTGTTCTAACACTTCAAGTGTTACTTCAGCACCAATTAAACCTTTGATTTCAGTGATGCGTGCTTTAATTTCATTACTTCTTTTTTCTAAATTCATCTTCTTATTCTCCTATTTTTATTCTTAAATTTAGTTTTTTTCTTATAAGTTCAGCCTTCATATTTTTCTCTGCTAAATCCATAGTCTTTAGTTCTAAGTCCATAGCCTCTAAAGAACGAGCATAAATCGAAGTCTTATCATAAGCAGGTGTGTCAACGATTGAAACATCATATAAACGTTCAATCTTTCTGATAGTTCTTTTTGGAATATCACCATCTCGATTCCATTCCTGTTCACTCACAACAAATGCAAAGCTCATCTTATCCAACAAGCCTGATTTGACCATCTTAAAAATATCTTGATTGCTTTGTGTATCAAGTAACTCAGCCCTAACTTTTAATCCAACATCATCACTTGTTAATGTGAGTGAACCGTTTTTAGTTCGAGCAATAATTAAAAATGAGTCCATGTGGTTATACTTCATTGGCACATCTTTGATTGCTGCATCATTGATTGCACTTCTACTAATACTTTCGATAAACCCATAGGATTCGTCACCTATTAAAGTGGGTTCATCATAAACGATCGCATATCCTTCTAAGATCATCTTGTCATCGGTTTCTTCTAGCCTAACTTCTGCTATTCTGGTTTCCTTCTTCATCGTTTTTCAACCTCCTTAGGTTTTGTTGCTTGCTTTTCATACACATATTCAAGTTCATTGTCCTTGTATGAAAACTCACTAATCTTGTGTGTCTTACAAAAGGTTTCGATTGTATTAATCTTGTCTTTCTGTTCTTCTAAGACCGTATTTAATACCTCTTTTGAAACCTTACCGTTTATTGTTACCTTCATTTAAATCATCCTTCCCTACTTGATATTCGTTTGCTTTAGTAGCATCGACATAATTAAGTGATTGTAATCTTCTATCACCGTTTTCTACTGGTTCAAGTCCCAACAACCCTCTTGATTCATTCAGTGACATAATGCCTAACCCCATGAGCTTTTCAATCGCAGTAACTTTTGTGTTCCAAGATGCGTATTGAAGTCTTTCACTGTAAAAGATAATCTCTTCACCACGCATGATTTCATTTTGAGTAAGCAAGCCTAAAGAAAAAGCCTCAGACATTTGAATGGCTAAAGGCTCGATGGTTTGTTCATAAAATGAGTTGAATTCATCTTCTGTATATTTGGAATTGAATATTGGAACTGATACACCAAAATAATCTAGGATTTTTGATTGTAAAAACTCTAATGTATCTTTATCTATTAGCTTTGGATCTGTTGTTAAGGGTACATAATCACCTTTTAAATCCACAGGAATAATTGAACTCCCCTTATTCCTTATGGACTCTTTGAGTATCTCGTTAAATGATTCAAGTTGTTTTTTCTTATCTGTTTCACTTAACATAGCACTCATTTTAAGAAGTCCCTTAATCTGCATTGAACTCTTAAGAGCATTATCAATACCTTGAAGTACGTTCTCATTGATTTGAATTGTTTTTAAGAGTGCCTCTTGGTCACCTTTAGAACTTGATCCACCAAAGATCTGATTCGTATGATAAAACCTTTTAATATGAATGACATTTTCATATGGAATCGTGAAGGATTCCTCTTTATCAAAACTAAACTTCAAGTAGTAGCTACCACCAGAATCGATGATTGGTTCCACAATCGAAGGTTTAAGTGGATAAAGAGCTTTGATTTCACCGGTCGAACCATCAAACATTGGATAGATAAATGCATTGTCGTTCATAAAGAGTGTTGTAATAACCATATAGATAAATTGATAAGGAGTCATAACCTCATTTGGTTGGTGCTTTAAAATAAAAGACAGTTTGCCAGATTTCTCCGTAACTGTCTTATCATTCGCTTTCTTTATGTATCTTGGTTTTAGTTTTGCACACTGGCTTGCTATCCTATCAATCGCAATCTTTACGACATCTGATTTTGAGATGTTATTTCCAAAACTTGTAAGTGGTAGATTTATTTCATTTACAAATTTAAAGGACTCAGCTGATCCCTGTTTTTTCTTTCGTTTAAATATGGCCATTGAACCCTCCTGGAAATATGCTATTGATCTATTTTTAGAAATAATGGAAGTAATGCAATTCCTACATCAACAGATTTATCAAAAACCCATTTCCCTATATCTTTTGCTTTTCTCCATTTTTCCGATTTTTTATCTTTTGATTCTATAATTGATTTTAACTCATCAATCTTATTCTTTATTATGTTAATAGTCTCTTGTTCGAGTACACTATCCATTGAATCAATTTGCTTCTTTACATCGTCAAATGTTATATTTATTTCAATTTTTGCAGTAATATTATTCTCATTACTTGAGTTGACATTGACCACTAAACTCGGATTGCTTTCAATAGGATTTGGCAATGATGAGTATAATTTTGATTTCATTACTTCTAGATTAAAACTATAATTTTCTGGTATTTCTCTTGGAGTAACGTATGAACCAAATCCACTAATTGCAGACTCAAAATTTCTTAATGAGTCTTGCCGATTTACAACAGGCTTCAATCCATCACTTATTTCTTCAAACAATTTACTGTAAACCCCTTGAAAATATTGATACACTTTCTTCTGTTCCTCAAAATTACCGGATACTAATGAATCTTCTATTTTTTTAATATCTACTTTAATCTGTTCAACATTCATTTTATGCACCTCCATGAATTATTATATCATGTTCTCGTATTCTATTTTGAATCTATTTAATATCGCATAGGCAATGATAAGTGCTACAGCCCCATCAATCCTTTTATATTTACTTCCAAGTTTTGATGGTTGAATGTTACCATTAATATCAATCTTCGCTTGTGTGTTTGCTAGATTCCATTTCATTATAGGATTATTATTGTATATCACATTACCATTTTTTAAATCTGCTTCTAATTGTTTCATTGGTTCTGATAAGGAGTAGATACCTTGTCTGACCTTTTCCATTTCAAAGCCTAATTCTTCCATTTCTTTAGTCCAGTACTGACTATTCCAGGGGTCATAACCTACCCATAAAGGTCTAATCTCATAGGTTCGTATCATCGTTAGAAACCACTGTGTTACAAGTGTGAAGTCATTTTGATTACCTTCAGTTACTGTAATCAAACCTCGTTGAACCCAGATATCGTATGGCACGTTATCTTCTTCTTTTCTGCGTTTAATAACTTCACTTGGCATAAAAAATTGTGGAATAACATACTTCTTACCATCTTTGATTAAGAGCAAGAGTGCAACTGTAAGGTCGGTGGTTGATGATAAGTCGACACCTCCAATGGCATAACTATTTCTTAGCTCATTGATATCATACGTTGCTTCATTGTTTAGATCATTATAAGTTAACCATGATCCTTGTTCTAATTGCTTGACGTTAAAGTCCTTACAAAGCATCGTAACTCTTGTAGCTAGATCGTGCCTGGATTTATTCATTAAGTCCTCGAGATATGAGTACGTCTTAACAGTACCTAAGCTAGGATTACTTTTTTGCCATGTCTTCTTATCTTCATAGATTTCATTAATTGAGTCTTGTGTATATAACCAGGGAAGTACACGTTCATCATCGATCTCCCCTTTGATCATCTTTCTAACATATTCAAGTTTACTATCTAAGAAACCTCCTACTGTATTACCTTCTGTTGTAATGATAAAAATTAAAGGCTCTTCTTTAGTTGATTGACTTTGCTTGATGGCATCGTACACTTTTGAATCCGTCATTTCATGAACTTCATCGATACAACCAACTTCTATATTGTAACCATCCTTGTTTCTAGATTGTGCAGATAGTTTCTTTATCTTATTCTTGGTTTTTGGTGAGTATATGTGGAAGATATTTTTCTTACTTCTTTTTTCATTCGATAGAGCTTTTGAGCCTTCTCTCATATTATTAATTTCATCAAATAAGATGTTAGCCTGTTCTGAGGTATTAGATGCACATACGATATCAACACCGCCTTTAGATAAGAAAAACTCAGCTAAGTCAATGCCTGCAATAAATGTTGTCTTACCATTCTTTCTAGCAATGAGTAGTATTACTTCATTGAATCTTCTTAGATTTGTTTCCGCCATCTTAAATCCATAGGCTGCTTGAAGGATTGCTTTCTCCCATAATTCTAGAATAAATGGTTCACCATTAAAAGGGCTTTTAGTATGTTTGCAGAAGGTCTCTATAAACTCGATTCGAATATTTCCTGGACGTTCATCAAAAATGTATCTTGGGTTATCCATATCATTAATTAGTGTTTTTAAGACTGTCAATAGTTCTTTTCCAACAATAATATTACCCTTTTGTATCTCATCATAGTATTTCAATAAATAATTCATTATGACATTCTACCTATGAACTTGTCAAACTCATCATCTTCATCAATAATATTTTTACCCATTATAGAGTTAAGTGTTTTAATAACTGCCCCATATGAATTCACTAGTTTTGTATAATACTTCGCTGCTTCAGTTTGTCTTTGAGTGCCCTTAGTTGATACTTGAACAGCACCATACTTTCTTATTTGGTCCTGAAGGATTCCAAGTTCAATCTTCATAAATGCTGCTTGTTCAATAAGATTGTCTACCAGTTTTGTTTTTGTTTCATCAACCGATGAAAAAAGCGACCGAAGTCGCTCATATTCAACTTTCACTTTATTCATATAGCTCTCATTACCTCGCTCATTCAGTATAGTGATATTTGATTTTACGTAGTATTTTTAGTATAATATCAGTAGAGGATAACTCTAAATATTACCAAGAAACTGACCATACAGGTAAAAGGCTTTTAAACTGAGAGAACAGGTCAAACTCGAAAGAAATCACTACTCATCGACAGAGGTAAAAACGTCGGACATAGAACTAGAAACTGACTAGGTAAAAAAAGGTATGTCGGGTAATGCAAAGTTAAATTTTTGCATTGCTTTTTGTTTTATCAATGCATAACCTCTAGAAAAAGGTGAAATGCTGTGAGTCTAGATTCTTTAAGAGTAGTGATTTCTTTAATAGGTTTATTGGTCTCAATTCTCAATCTATTACTTAATTGCAAGAAGAAAAAGTAACTGTAAATTAACAATGTTTAGTTGAAATGAATAATTCAATTCAAACATTGTTTTTTTATTGAAAAAAGCCACTATAGTGACTTTATCCTTTTTTGGAAACATGATTCAAATATAGTGCTACTGATACTAAAAGTTGTATCTCCTTGAATGGCATATGATAATCTATTTCTACATAATCATCAGCCAATACTGATTTGAATATCTTCAATTGTTGAAATCCCCATTCAACATTAGACTCAGTATTTGGATCATATGGACTTGATTGATCGAAATTATACACATTAGGACCATACTCTTCAATCAAATACAATCTGATTTTTTCTAACATATAATGGGCCTTTGGAATATCAGTCTTCCATTGAAAACTCAAAGCAGACATAAATACATGATTGTAATGTGAGTCATCCATTATCTGATACAAGGCTATAAACTCACTAATCGCAGTTATAATAAAGTCTTTCAGCTTATCAACAGCATTCTGATTTTTCTCATTTGATGTTTGATAATTTAAAGTATAGATGATCTCATCAATGTAGTTAATAAGTGAGTCATCATATCTTCTAACCGCTGCTTGTTTTAAATTTAACAACGTTTGAATTGGATCTTCTAAAATTTCTATAACATCACTAATTTGTTGATCATTATGATTTGTAACCTCTTCTTGTAGATAATCATTTAAGTAATCAACTAAATTGTATCTGCTCTCAACAAACCTAATGAGTTGTAACTTAGGAATTCTAATAGTATTCATATCATTCTCTTCTATTGACGAATAAACACTAATGGTGATATGGTTTTCCTGAAATAACGAATGGTTCATTATGTACGGTGAGTATTGGGTTTCACCCTTTTTCACATATGGACTTGCATGCGCAGTTTCAATTGAATGGGCAAATGATAAAGCTCTTAGGTGTTTAAAGAACTTATTATCTGTTCCTCGTCCATCGCCTAGTTGATTAAATATATCACTTTTATCTTTTAGTGGATTATCAATTCCTAGCTTATCAAAGAGCTTATTAATTGATTCAACAATAATATCAGTATGAACTATAAATAAAATTAAATTATCAGTTGAGCGGGTATCATCAGCAAGAAAATCATGAGCAGTTAGAGATTTTATTGAGTCGTCTATCCTATCCATAAATGCACAGATTAAGTTCCAATTGTTGGCGTGCTTTTCATCTCTATAAAAAATAGGTGACGAATTAATGAGTTCTCTAAACCTATTTATTTTGCTTTCATCTAAAAAGGGTTTCATATTTTGCACCTAAATTCCAAATTTTCAAAAAAATTGCCATCCATTTTTTAAAGGCCCACCCATGCGGTACCCTCTGGTTTAACTAATGATATTAATGGGGGGGTCAATTAATCAACGATATTATATCTAAAGCGTGTCTAATATCATATGCAACGATAAGACCTGTATTTTGAATAACATATTCGCCATTTGAAATTGGATTACTATTTATATCCACCAAAGAATCAAGTGTATATCTGTAGCCACTTATAACACCAATTACATTGATTGATTGATCTTCATTTATGGTTACAACTGGAGCACCAGAAAATCCTGGATTATTAATTCCATCTAGAAACATAAATGATGAGTTATTTTCATTGATAAAAGCTGAAATTATTCCTCTTTTGACAAGAGGAAATGGGAAAACACTTAGATTACCAAATGACATACTAATATTTAAAGGGAAACCCAAGAAAAAAATTTCCTGAGAATAAGTACTTTGATTTATAAAATTTACCGGATGTTGTGGACTCAAAAATGTATTGTCGATAAACTCAATTATTGTTATATCAATACTCGTATTAGTGTGATAGTAAAGATTAACTTTTTTACTTATAACTTGGTTGCCATTTTGGAATATTTTTATATCTGATTTTGCAGGATAGTTACCTTTTTTAAACAAATGTTTCACTGTAATTAAAAGCTGTTTGTTACCCTTTTCAACAGTAAATGCTGTAGCTGATTCATCCAAATATTGTATTTTGAAAACCCTTTTTATTATACTCGAAGTTACTAATCCCATTTAATTTTTCCCCTTTATTATTTATGTAATTAAATTATAACATTTAACCTATGAAATTCCCATCCTCATCAAATATTTCGTCTTTCTTTTTGAATCTACCATGTTCCTTATTGTGACAATCCCTGCATAACAACTCCAGATTATCTTGATTCAGACTTATGTTAGTGTTATTGACATTATCAATTGTTAACCTAATCTTATGGTGTACCTCTTCACCAATCGCACCACACCGCTCACATTTGCCCTGTGTGGCGTTTGTTTTGATATTGCGAGCAACGAACCAAGCCTTCGACTTATAGAACCTATGTAGCTCTTTTGGTTTGCTCATAAGATTCACTTAGTTGTTTTGCTTTAGCGTCTACTTGTTCCCAAGCAACATCAAGATCCACACGACCAATATGCCCATAAGATGCTAATGGTTTAAAATTCACTTTGTCCAGGTTTAATTCTTTGATAATACTTGATGGCGTAAAGTTGAAGTTATCTTTAATCAACTTCAATAGAACCTCATCCGAAGTAACCCCTGTTCCAAAGGTATCAACTGATACACTCACAGGATTTGCTACACCGATGGAATAGGACACACTAATTTCGCACCTGTCCGCTAAATTTGCCGCTACAAGGGCTTTTGCCACAAATCTGGCATAGTAAGCCGCACTGCGGTCTACCTTGCTCACATCTTTGCCAGAGAATGCGCCACCGCCATGTTTTGCATAACCACCATAGGTATCAACGATAATCTTTCTACCTGTTAATCCAGAATCACCATAAGGACCACCAAC